CGCGCAATCACATCCAAATTGGACATTACTCAACTCATAAAAGCTGTGAAGTTTATTCTCCACGAAAATTGAAACGAGTAAGACAACAAAGTCAGGCGCAACGATGAACTACATCTCCACCTATGTGAGAAATGAATTGGTCATCATACTAAGAGTCTTCGAACGGAGACATTACCGGTTTGTTTCAGCCGGGATATTTCGAGGCCACCACAGCCTGTTCCAAAGGAAGACACGAATTTTAAACTGCCGCGAGTTAAACTTAAAATCTGGCAGATCCTACAATAGTTGATGATCCATCATTTATAACACACGACAAGGTAACGGGAGTTCGCACACCGTAAGAGAAGCTTGGGAATTACTTCCTCAAGCCGAGTCCCCTCATCAACTGCTCAGCAGCTGACTTAGAGATGTGAACAGAGCTTTCAAGCTCTGGCCCCTTTTCCTCTTCAAAAGGGGTATCTGGCTCAGACACAATACATTTCTGCAAAGAATCTGAGCCAGTGACAAGTCTTTGTTCAAGCTTATCAAAGCGTTCACACAACGCATCAAAGGCCGACGTGATTTGATTCAACGAAGGCCTAGACGTAAAGGTTGCCCCACCGCTTATCTGAGCAATAAAACAATCAAACGTCCCCGCTGCAAGCGCCGTCAGACCTCCAATAGTCATCAGGTTCGCCGCACCAGTTCCAGGTCCGCTCACAACATGAATCCCAATATATATCGCAACGTTACTCGAAACAGAATTTCTGTTTGAATTAGCGCTGTCATTCATCAAAAGGGAACCACTAATGTTCGACCCAAGGCTAACAGTCATCCCACCAGTAACAGACCCAGAGGCCTGAAAACAGCAGAGAAACGTGCCAGCAACGGGCATACTAATTGTGGTAGATGTGGAAACACACGGTATTGTAGAACCTGCACGAAGCAGGCCTCCAGATGTGCCAATAAAGGCACTACCAGCAGCAGCTGCAGAAGCAGCTGGTGACTCAACAATGTGCGCGTACAAGGCTTGCTGACCAATCGGCGTTTCTTGTTTACGCCGGATCAGAGTCCATTCATGTTCAACCCACAACTCACCAATAGGCACAGCCTGAGTAGCCACTACAGCCAACCCATTCGTAGCCACTTGGAACAATCCAAGATCATAAAATTTGGCAGTTGAATTCGC